CTTTTCGTTTTCTCCCCCACGAGGATGCGGGGGGCAGTTGATACGCCATTTCGCACTGTTTTATCTGTGTTGGCGTGCTGGGATGTTTTTCGTTTCTTTTACCGTAGTGAATGTTTTGTTGCATCTAACGCAGTTGTCGACGGAGTTTATTTTTTTGCAGTTTTTTCCGTGCTAGTTGAGTTGTAGCCGTTACACACGTAAACTGTTTTTGTGAATTGTTTGCGGTGCTCTGCACGAATCTCACCACTGCAACGTGGAGACATGCGCTACTGCTCGACCAAGTGTCGAGTCGCAGCGCACCGTTCCGCACCACCAAAGGCATTACGCGATGTCGCTCGTTGGATTCGATGGTCAAAGGACAAGGTGCCTCTGACGATCAAAGGTAACGCTGCGAGTTCGACTAACGCTTCGACCTGGACTGATTACGAATCGGCAGCATCATCGAGCGTCGGTGTTGGTGTCGGTTTTGTTCTTTCCGGTGACGATCGCATTGTTTGCGTTGATCTCGATGATTGTTTGGACAGTCGTGGAAGATTGCTTGCGTGGGCGAAAGATGTCGTTGATGGTTTGCCTGCAACGTATGTTGAGGTTTCTCCGTCTGGGCGTGGTTTGCACGTTTGGGGTTTTGGCGATGTTGATCGTGCACGTTGCACGACTGGTGTGGAGGTGTATGGCTCTCGCCGGTACATCACCGTCACCGGTCGTCGTTGGCGTCACTCGGTCGGAACGTTCGCTGAGTTGAACGTTTGGATTGACTCGTTACCTGTGTGAGGTTTTTATGGCTACGAAAAAGGCGGCGGCGAAAGTTAGTCGCGCTGTTGGACCGAACGAGAAAGCAGTTCGTACCCATTTGAAGGCGTTGGAAGTTTCTGATGTCGATGATGCGCGTGGCCGTTTGGCGATCACGTTGGCTAAGGCACTCGACAACGATGCAGGCATGGCGACTGCTGCTGTGTCTCGCGAATTGCGTGCAACACTCGCAGAATTAGAAGGTCGTGATGGACGGGAATCCGACACACTCACAAGTTGGCTCGCTGAGTTGTCCTCCCCGTTGGTCGACTCCGCGAACGAATCGTCCGACGTTAGGTGGGAAACTCGCACAGATTAGTGCTGCGCTTGGTCAGCCTTTTATGCCGTGGCAGCGTCATGTTGCCGATATTGCTTTTGAGATTGATCCTGACACGGGTCGTCTTGTGTATCGCGAGGTTGTGCTGACAGTTCCTCGCCAGTCTGGCAAGACGACGTTGACGTTGTCGATCATGACTCATCGTTGTATTGCGATGGGAAACAATCAGCGAGTTTTTTACACTGCTCAATCGGGTAAGGATGCACGGTTGAAGTGGGAGGATGATCATCTTCCGGTATTGGAACAGTCGCCGTTTTCGTCGCTGTTCACTGTTCGTAAAACGAACGGGTCGGAAGCGATCCGGTGGGCGAACGGGTCAATTTGGGGTTTGCTTGCATCGACTGAGTCGTCCGGTCATGGCGGTCAGTCTGACTGTTCGATCATCGATGAGGCGTTCGCTCAGAAGGATGCTCGTATTGAGCAGTCGCAGAAGCCTGCGATGGTGACGCGACCGCAACCGCAGTTGTGGATTGTGTCGACGATGGGCACTGATGAATCGGTGTATCTCAACGAGAAGGTTGATGCAGGTCGTTTGCGTGCTGCTGCTGGCGATACGTCTTCGGTGGCGTTTTTTGAATGGTCTGCGCCTGAGGATGCTGATCCTGGCGACGAGGCGACGTGGCGGTCGTGCATGCCTGCGTTAGGGCACACGGTCACTGCTGAAACGATCCGGTACAACTTTGAATCGATGAGCGAGTCGGAGTTTCGACGAGCGTTTTTGAATCAGCGTCAGTCGCGTGATGCTGCTGCACCTTGGCAGGTTATCTCTGAAGATCAGTGGTCTGCGTGTGCAGATACGCGATCTCAGATTGTTGATCAGCCGACGATCGCGATTGATGTCACACCGAATCGTTCGATGACGTCGATTTGTGCTGCTGGTCTGCGCCGCGATGGTCAGGCGCATGTTGAGGTGATCGCGAATCGTCCTGGTACGTCTTGGGTGCTGGATTGGTTCCGTGAGAATGATCGTGCTCGCCGGTACAAGTCGATTGTGCTTGATCCTGTGTCTGGCGCAAATTCTTTAATTAATGATTTGCGTGTTGCGGGCCTGAAAATTGTTGAGGTTCGTTCACGTGAAGTGTCTGCTGCGTGCGGCAAATTTTTTGATTTAACTGTTTCGCAACAGTTACGGCATCTCGATCAGGTGCCTTTAACCACTGCGATCGCTGGTGCGAAGAAACGCACTCTCGGTGATTCGTGGGCGTGGGCGAGACGTGACACAACGATTGATGTGTCACCTTTGGTCGCTTGCACTCTCGCATTGTTTTGGCACACGAATCCTGATTCGGTGCCTAGCGTTCCTTCAATCGTTGACCCTTGGAGCATGACTGATGACTGATGTTTTGACGACGATCGCAGAGTTCCTCGGCGCTGTCGCAATCGTTATCGGTTGTGCTCTCGTTTCTATTCCTTTGGCATTAGTCGTCGCCGGTGTGTTGACGATTGTTGCCTCGTATCTGGTGGCTAATCGATGAGCATCTTTTCAAAACGCGCTGCCGGTATCGAGCGTGTTCGCATTTCTAACTGGGTGCCTGGAGTTAACTATTCGGGCGAGCCTATTAATGAGTCGAATGCTTTGCAGGTCACGCCAGTGTTGGCGTGTGTCGCATTGTTAGCAGACTCGGTTGCGGTGTTGCCTGCGCGTGCGATTCGCGAAGTTGGTTCACGCACTGAACCTGTCGCTCTGCCTGCATGGTTGCGTGACACTCCGGAAACGACAACGTACGAACTTTTTCATCAAATGGTTTCGTCGCTGGCGTTGCATGGCAATTCGTACAATTACATTGATCGAGATGCGAACACTGGTGCAGTGTTGGCATTAACTCCTTTGCATCCTCAAAATGTGCAGGTCACTGCGGTGAATGGTCGCCGGTATTACACAACGAACGGTGTGCCGGTCGCTGAGGAAAACATGTTGCATGTTCGCTGGTGGACTCCACCTCAGTCGCTCGTTGGCATTTCACCTTTAGAGATGCAAAAAACTTCGATCGGTCTTGCGTTAGCGATGGAACGTCACCTTGCACAATTTTATGGGCAGGGAGCAACTCCCTCTTCTGTGCTTGAGGTTGATGGTGACTTGACGGTTGAACAGGCGAAGGTTCTGCAAGAAACTTGGCAGACACAAAATCAACGTCGTCGTCGTCCTGCTGTGCTGACTAATGGAATCAAGTGGCGTCCTATTCAAACGTCAGCCGCTGATTCTGAAATGAATGAAACTCGCGAGCAGCAGATCGCACAGATCGCACGCATCTTTCGTGTGCCTGCGTACATGATCGGCGCTCGCGGCGACTCGCAGACATATCAGAACAATGAGTCTGCTGGTATGCACTTTGTGACATACACATTGCTTCCGTGGCTGCGCCGCATCGAGGTTGCGTTGTCGTCACTGATGCCGGCACCTCGACGCATCGTTTTTGATACGTCATACTTTTTGCGCGCTGACACAATTAATCGTTATCGCGCATATCAGACTGCGATCATGTCAAGCATCCTGACGCCAAATGAGGCTCGTCAGTATGAGAACCTCGAACCGTTCGAGGGTGGAGACGAGTTCGTCATGGCATTGCCTGGCGCTCCGATGGCCGGTCCTGGAATTGATCCGCCGCCTGTCGGTGTTGATGCTGAACCTGAGGTTTGATCGATGCCGATTGCACCTGAGGGCGCGCGTGTTGAGGCTGAGCGCGGATTGGCGTGGCGTCGCGAGTTTGGTCGCGGCGGCACTGACGTCGGCATAGCGCGAGCGCGTGATATTTCAAACAGTGTCGATTTGTCGATCGACACGATTAAAAGAATGAACAGTTACTTCGCACGACATGAAGTCGACAAGCAGGGCGAAGGTTTCCGGCCAGGTGAGCCTGGCTATCCATCGAACGGACGGATCGCATGGGCGTTATGGGGCGGAGACCCTGGGCGCGCATGGGCCGCCCGAATCCTTGCAAGCGAGAGGTCACAAATGAGCATCGATGAACAAACACAGGTCGACGTGAACGACGACGAAAAAAGTGCGATGCGTTACACCGCATCAGATGTTGAGTCACGTCGGATCGGCGGACGCGAAGTTGAGTTTCGTAGTTTCGAAGTCTCAGAATTGCGGTTCGTTGAGGAAGGCGACGGCGCTCCGGCTCGGCTGGAAGGGTACGCCGCAGTTTTCAACTCTGAAAGTGAACCGTTGCCACGACGCGACGGCGGTGTTTTTGTTGAAACGATCGCACCTAACGCTTTTGATCGCACATTGCGCAGCGGTCGAGAAATTCGTGCGTTTGTTAATCACGACACAAACCTTCCGATCGGTTCCACAAAGAACGGTTCACTTTTCCTCGACACTGATCAACGCGGTTTAAAGGTCGATATTGAATTGCCGAATACGTCTTATGCACGCGATTTAGAAGCGAACGTTGCTTCAGGTCTTGTGCACTCTTTCTCTTTCGGTTTTTCGGTGCCGCGTGGCGGTGATGCGTGGAGTGCTGATGGCACGTCACGCGAGTTACGTGAAATCATTTTGCATGAGGTTTCTCCGGTGACAGGTTTTCCTGCCTATCCGGAAACGGACTCGGCACAGTTGCGCAGTAGCGACGATGACCAGTCCGATCAGATCGTCGACGATTCAATCGTCGATGTTGAGCAGTCAGATGAGCGCACCATTCCGGTCGCGTTGGCTGCTCGCATTCTCGAACTTAACGCGAAGCGTTGAGTCGTTAGCAGTCCGGAGTCAGGTCCGGAGCAGTTAGCGCAACTGCCACCACCCTCGACCACCACCTGCATCCCACATACACAAACAACATTCAATCCTGTTAGGAGACACACATGAGTGAAGAACTCATTGAGCGTCTTACCGAACAGCGTGCGCGTACCTGGGAGCAGGCCAAGGCTCTCCTCGATTCCGCCGCTGCTGAGGGACGCGACCTGTCCGGCGAAGAAGCCGAACAATTCAACCGTATGAACGATGATCTCGACGCTATGGATGCACGCCGCAAGGCTGTCCTCGACGCTGAGGCTCGTGACCGTGCAATCGCTGAAGCACGCGCTGCTGCTGGTGTACCCGCCGACCTCGGTCTGCGTTCCGCACCTGCCGCTGCTGAGAAGACCGACGCTGACATCATCCGTGAAATCGCGATGGGTGAACGTCGTTCGTTCTCATTCGACAAGCGTGATGTCACGAAGGCTTCGACCGGCGCTCCGGTTCCGACGTCGTTCTACAACACACTCGTTGAGCATCTCGTTGTGCAAGGTCCGATGTTGGACAGCAACGTCATCACGATGTTGACGACTGACTCTGGCGAAAACTTGCAGATTCCTCGCACCGCCACCTACACCTCACCGATCATTGAGGCTGAAGGTGCAGCGATCGATGAAAGCGACCCGACCTTCGCAGCGTTCGTAACGCTCGGAGCGTTCAAGTACGCCGCCACATTCCAACTCTCACGTGAGGTTGTGGAAGACAGTGGCATCAACTTGCTCGACTTTGTTGCACGTCAAGCCGCTATCGGCATGGGCACCGCTGTCAACGCTGGTCTCACCACCGGCACCGGCACTGTGCAACCGACCGGCATCGTCACTGCTGCATCGTCAGCCGTCACTGGCGGAACCGGTGTCGCTGGCGCACCGTCAGCCGACAACTTGGTTGACCTTGTCTACGCCTGCCCGTCGCCTTACCGTCGTCGCGGTGCATCGTTCCAGATGCGCGGTGCGACCCTCGGTGCGATCCGCAAGTTGAAGGACAACGATGGTCAATACCTGTGGGCACCTGGTCTCGTCCCTGGCGAACCGGATCGTCTGCTCGGTTTCCCCGTCTACGAAAACCCCGACGTTCCTGCCGTTGCCGCTGGCGCAAAGTCAGTCATCTTCGGTGACGCTTCGTCGTACTACGTGCGTCAAGTACGCGGTATCGACTTCGCACGCGACGACAGCGTCGGCTTCGTCAACGACCTCATCACCTTCCGTGTGGTGTGGCGTGGAGACGGCAACCTCACAGACAGCAACGCTGTTTGGTACTTCAAGGGTGGCGCGTCCTAAGGACGTACCTCCTCAACTTCGTGATCAGTTCTAACTGATTCACATTCGCGTGCAGGTGGGACGACTTTCCCGTTGGGTTATCCCACCTGCACGCACCACAACGGAACACAACGGAAAGCAGGAACACATGGGAAAGAAACGAGGCGCGAGTCATGTACGTGCGAATTCACGGAGCGGAAGTCGATCTGCCGGACTGGCTCGCACAAACAATGATGCAGCGCGGTCGCGCGCAGGCATCCTCATTCACTCCAACGCACCGTGGGCAGGAACAGGATACGGAGTTCAAACCGGTCACCTCGCAAAAGCCCTCAAAGAAAACGGCCGGAAAGTCACGCTCTCAACGAACTACGGACTCTCCGGCGGCATCTCAAACTGGGAAGGTATCGAAGTCCTCCCGACCGGATACCACCCCTACTCGGCAGACGTCCTCGAAGCGCACACCAAATATGCCGAAGCGGAAACAAAAACCGCAACAGCCCTCGTAACACTTTTCGACTGTTGGGTGTACAAAAACTCGAATGTCGATTCGATACCTGTGATCGCATCGTGGGTTCCTATCGATCACACACCTGCGCCGACCGAAGTCATCGAATGGTGCGAACGTTCAAACGTGCTGCCTGTCGCAATGGCGCAATTTGGACTTGAACAACTGCATCGTGCAGACATCGACGCAATGTATGCACCGCACGGTGTAGATACTGAAACGTTCGAACCTGGCTGCACGATCCAAGGGGCGACAGGTCGAGACATCCTGAACGTTCCCGACGACGCATTCCTCATCGGTATGGTCGCTGCGAACAAAGGCATTTCACCGATCCGCAAAGCGTGGGGCGAAAATTTGCTCGCCGCCGCACTGTTCATGCAACAACATGACGACGCCTGGCTGTATTTGCACACTGAGAAGCGTGGCGCTCACGGCGGCATCGACCTACTCGCATTAACAAAAGCAGCAGGCATTCCTGAAAATCGTCTCGTATGGGTCGATCAGTGGGCGTACTACTGCGGCATCAACACAGATTTACTTGCAACAATTTTTTCATCGTTCGATGTGAACCTCGCATGCTCACGCGGCGAAGGATTTGGTGTGCCAGTCATCGAAACCGCAGCCTGCGGTGTTCCCTCAATCGTCTCGAACTTCACCGCACAACCTGAACTAGTCGGAGAGCATGGATGGGTGACTGCAGTGCAGCCCGACTGGGACGCAGCACAAAAATCATGGTTCGGAACACCGCTAGTCGAATCGATCGTTGACAATCTCAACGACGCATATGACAAAGCACGCGACCCTCAGCTGCGAGCACAGGTTCGCAAACATGCTGAGCAATACGATCATCGTGTTGTGTTCGAAACGCATTGGCAACCGATCTTGAATGAGATCGATGTGCGGATGAGTCAACGATGATCGAGTGGCATTTGCTCGGTAAGCGACAACACGCATTTCGTGCAATCACCTCGCTGCTGCCTCGGCATTGTGTCATCGTTGAAACGGGAACGATACGCACGCTCGGAAACTGGGCAGGCGACGGACAATCCACGATCGTGTGGAATGAGTTTGCAAAACAACTTGACGGGCAAGTGTGGACTATCGACATTGATAGTGCAGGCGCTGACCTTGTCACACATTTAAACCTTACGAACACGATCGCAGTGACTGGCGACTCGCTCGACATGCTGGAGCGACTGCACGTCGATCGTGTTGACCTTCTGTACCTCGACTCATTCGATATCAACTGGAGTGATCCGCGCCCGTCTGCGCAACATCACCTCGACGAATTACATACTGCACTTCATCTGATGAGTGAAGGTTCAATCGTCGCAGTTGATGACAATGAAGGCGATATCGGCAAAGGAATGTTTGTCGCCGAATTCATGAAAAGCATCGACGCTGAACAGATAGTCGATGGGTACGTCCAAGCCTGGAGGCTATGACATGGCAATCGCCAACGGCTACTGCACACTCTCTGAACTTAAAGCAGTGATGCGCATCAACGACAATGTTGACGACACTCTGCTCGAACTGCGCATCGAGGAAGCGTCACGCGTAATCGACAATCATTGCGGCCGTCGCTTTTACGCCGACGCAAATGCGACAGCGCGACTGTTCGCTGCCGTCGATGACTCGGTCATCATGGTCGACGACATTTCGACACTTTCAGGTCTCGTCATCAAAACGGACGTCGATGGTGACGGCACCTACGCAACGACCCTCACCGCTTCGGATTATCAAGTCGAACCGTTGAATGCGTTAGCGCAAGGGTTGCCGATCTCAATTATCAGATCGACCATCGCCGGAAAATTTCCGTTGACTCAATCGCCTGCTGGTGTGCAGGTGACTGCACGTTGGGGATGGCCGTCAGTGCCATTCCCTGTCCGATCGGCTTGCATCCTGCTCGCTGGTCGACTTGTGAAACGTGGCGATTCACTACTCGGCGTCGCAGGTTTCGGCGACTTAGGTGCCATCACTGTGCGCGCAATCGATCCTGACGTTGAACGGATGCTGCGTCCCTTCAAAGTTATGACGGTGGCGTAATGGCAGGCACCGCGTCAGATCTACACACACAACTCGGTGTTCGACTAGCGACCGTTTCCGGTTTGCGCGTTGCCGATCATTTACCAGAACAGATCAACCCGCCGATCGCAGTGATTCAACTTCAGTCGGTCACTTATCATCGTGCGATGAAAGGCGGACTGTCTGAATGGCAGTTTGTCATTTCGTGTGTCGCCGGTCGTATGGGCGATCGACAATCGCAACGAACACTTGACACATGGATCAGTTATGACGGCAGCGGATCTATTCGCGCTGCGATCGAGGCTGACAAAACACTCGGCGGAAAAGCACAGTCGTTGATCGTCGCAGAGATGGTCGGTGTGCGACCCGTCAGTTTAGGTGACGCCGCATATCTGTCCTGCGAGTTCAACGTCACCGTTCACGCATAGGAGAACTATGAGCACCACATTCAAGATCGTCGGACCGTTACCTGTAGCGGAACGATTGCCAGGAGAGACGCTCAGCGAAGCAGATCTCGATGGTCTGGATATTTCTCACCTCATTGAGGCGGGACATATCGCAGCAATAAAGAAAGGCCGCGAGGCCACCGAAACCCAACCCGAAGGGGAAAAGTAAAACATGGCTATTGTCATCACTCAAGCAAACGTGTCCGTCGGTGGCGTCGATCTGTCGTCGCACATCAGCAAGGTCACACTTTCAACAACTCGCGCCGAATTGGATACCACCACATTCGGTAATCGTGGCAAGCGTCGCGTCGCCGGTTTGGAAGACTCATCAATTGCGCTCGATTTTTTCCAAGATTTCAGCGCATCCCAGGTGGAAGCCACCCTCTATCCATTGGTCGGCTCGACAGCAACCATCGTTGTGAAACCAAACGGCACGACGACCGGCACCGCTAACCCGTCATACACCATGAGCGCACTCATCACCGAGTGGATGCCACTCGACGCACAGGTCGGCGAACTTGCGTCAGCATCAATCACATGGCCCGTTGACGGAACAATCACGAAGGCAACGGTCTAGTCATGGCTGCTCTCATGCGACTTACGGTTCAACCGTTAACGGGTGAATCGTATGAGATCACTGTCACCCCTGCCGTCATTGTCGCCGCTGAGCGTCATTTCGGTAAGGGCATGAATCAACTGTTCGGCGAAGCAATGTCATACGAGGCGCTTGCTTGGCTGGCTTGGAAGGGAACTCACCGCTCCGGTGCTGTCGTGAAACCATTCGACGAATGGTTGGACACGATTGAAGGCATTGAAGCGGGAGAAGAGAAACGTGTCCCTTTAGAGAGTCAATGACGATGCTGGTCGCCCAGGTTGCTGTGGCGACCAGCATTTCGCCGAACGAGTTACTCACCACTCCTCCAGATGTGTTCTGGGCGATCGTCGCAGTGTTGAAAGAACAAGCGCGACAAAACTCGAAACGGTGAACCGTCATGATTTTTAATGTCAATCGACGTGACGCATACAACGAAATTGATTTCGATGTCACGGTCAAAGATTATTCGCAATTTAAAAAACAACTGAAAGCCGCGAGTCCTGAACTGCGACGTGAGATGGATCGTGAAATTCGATCAAATTTGACGCCGATAGCGACACTCGCGAAAAGTTATGTGCCTGACACGGTGATGCGTAACTGGCGTAAGACCGACAATCCGAATGCTACGTGGGGACCACGTATCGGGTTCGATCAATCTGAAGTCAAGAAAAAGATTGCAGTTCGTCAAGGCGGCAGACGTGCACGCGGTAACGCTACGCAGTCTGCATGGCGTGTCGTGAATCAATCAGGTGCCGGTGTTATTTACGAACTGGCTGGAAGTAAAACGGATGGAAGTGGTTTCAACGGACGTCAATTCGTTGAAAACATTCGCAATGTTGGCGGCAAGAAAACGTCGCGACTTATTTGGCGTGCATGGGATGAATCGCGTGGTGAGGAACAGATCACGCAGGACATCAAGAACATCGTGCACAAATACGAAGCAATCCTTCAGCAATCTCTTTAGGTAGGACTCACGCTCATGGCTGTCGTTATCAACGTACTTTCAACATTCAGCGACGCCGGTCTGAAGGCTGCTCAAAAAGAACTTGACGATTTCTCAAAGAAAACTCAGACCAAATTAGGTCGCGTCGGTGACGCTGCTGGGAAGGTCGCTCTCGGTATCGGTGCAGGATTCGCTGCGGCCGGTGCTGGTCTATTTGCCGTAGGTCAATCGTTCGACGACGCATTCGACTCGATCCGTGTTGGAACGGGAGCGACTGGTGAAGCGCTCGCCGGATTACAAAATGATTTCAAAGCGGTTGTCTCTGAGGTTCCTGCATCATTCGGTGATGCGTCAGCGGCGATCACAGTCCTCAATCAGCGACTAGGACTTTCTGGTCAGCCGTTGCAGAAAATGTCTGAGCAGATGCTGACGTTGTCACGCATCACTGGCACTGAACTTGGTGCCAATGTGGAATCTGTCGCGAAAGTTTTTCAGAACTTCGGTGTCGCTGCCGGAGATCAGTCAGGCAAACTCGACGTTCTGTTCCGTGCATCGCAGCAGTCTGGTGTGTCAGTGCAATCGCTGGCTGAAACGATGTCAGGTGCCGGTGTCGTCTTGCGTCAAGTTGGTCTCAACTTCGATCAGTCAACAGCGTTCATCGCTACTCTAGCGAAGGCCGGTGTTGATGCGTCCGATGTGATGCCTGCACTGTCTCGCACCCTCGCAACAGCAGCAAAGAACGGCAAAGACGCGAGCGTTGTTTTCTCAGAAACATTCAACAGCATCAAGAACGCAAAGAGTGACACTGACGCTGCCGGTGTTGCACTCGAAGTGTTCGGTGCGAAGGCTGGTCCACGATTGGCTGCAATGATCCGCGAAGGCAAATTGTCTTTCGAAGAGATGCAGCAGGCGATCGTGTCAGGTTCTGACACGATCATCGGTGCCGGTGCTGAAACTGAAGACTTCGCTGAGAAGTTCACGCGTATGAAGAATCGTGTGATGGTTGCAGTCGAACCATTGGCGTCGAAAGTTTTCGGCGCTATCGGCGACGCAATGGACAAACTCGGACCGAAAATTGAACAACTCACAAACTGGTTCAGTGAGAACGGTGACAAAGCAAAAATTTTGGCAGGTGTTCTCGGTGGTGTGATGGTCGCCGCGATCGGTGTCTACACCGTCGCTATGGCTCAGGCTGCAATAGCGACCATTGCTGCGACGTGGCCGATCCTCGCAGTCATCGCAGCAGCAGCAGCGGTCGTCGCAGCGATCTATCTCGTCTGGACGAACTGGGACAAGATCTGGAATTGGATCAAAGATCATCCGGCCATCGCAGCGATCATCGCAGTTCTCGCTGCACCGATCGCAGCAATGGTGTTGCTGATCGGTGCGATCAAATATCTGTGGGAAAACTGGCACTGGATATGGGATGCGATCAAAAACTTCACCCTTGAGGTTTGGAACAACTACATCAAACCGGTGTGGGATCAGATCTACTTATTCATCGAAACCTACCTAGTGCCGTGGTTGAAATTCCTGTGGGATGTCGCCGGTCAGGTGTGGACGTGGATCAGTGAGAGGATCAGTGAGGTTTGGAACAATGTGATCAAACCGATCTGGGACACACTCATGTTCTATGTGGAGAACGTGCTGATTCCAGGTTTCGGTTATTTAAAGGACATCATCGTCACTGCGTTCAATATCGCAGTTGATGTGATCTCCTCTGCTTGGACAAACATTTCACGCATCTTCGATTTCATCAAAGGCGGAATTTCACTTTTGATCAACGTGTTCGGATCGATCAAAGATGGAATCTCGAACGCATTCTCAACGATCTACGACCTCATCACATGGCCGTTCCGCACTGCGTTCAATTTCATTGCCGACGCGTGGAACAACACTGTCGGACAGTTGTCGTTCACCATGCCCGACTGGGTTCCTGTCATCGGCGGCAAAGGTTTCTCGATGCCGAAACTGCCAAAGTTTCATGACGGCGGCATTGTCCCTGGACCGGCTGGGAAAGAAATGCTCGCCATTTTGGAAGGCGGCGAAGTGGTCATTCCTCGCAACGCTGTACAAAACGGCGTCAGCGCAGGCGGCATCAACGTTGTCATCAACACTGTCGCCGGTGACCCGATCGAAATTGAACGAATCGTGATCGACGCTATCGCCCGTGCAAACCGGCGCGGTATGACAACACTGATGCCATGACAGCGAACCTACCGACAATCGAAGTTTTGTTTGCACCATCCGTCATCGGATCAGGTGCAGGGAACCGTTTCGTATTGAACGTGTCACAACTTGACACCGGCACATTAGGAGACGGCTCATTCTTCTATGACATCTCACAATTTGTGCGGTCATTTTCGATTAGTCGCGGACGACGAAACGACCTCGAAAAGTTCACTACCGGCACAGCACAAATCGTTTTATCAAACCTCGATCGACGATTTGATCCGTCGAACACATCGAGCCCGTATTACAACTCGACGCTCGGTGTCACCGGCGTAGTCCCCTCAATTCCGATCATTGTGCGTGCAACATGGGCAGGTGTCACCTATCCGATGTTCCGCGGATTTATCGATTCATGGGCATTCGACTACTCAGGGTCCATCGGGGACGCCACCGCAACAATTAGTTGTTCGGACGCATTCAAAGTTTTATCGAATGTGATTGGCGGTTTGCCGTCGGCGACAACGATTACGTCAACATCGAACACAACTTTTGATGTTGCGGTAACTGTGCCGATTCCAGGGTCAGGTTCAATCGGCCCTATTGGTGGTGCGAGTGTCGTCGACGAGACGGCATCGACTGGCAGCGCCGACGTGGTCAACAATGTTGAGCAGACACCTTTGATCGGCACTGCAGGCGACCTGCCTGGTCAACGAATCAAAACGATTTTGGATGCGATTTCGTGGCCGGACAATTTGCGATCGATCGACACTGGTGAAACTCGTCTGGCTGTGCAGAACGCTGGCAACTCTGTTTTGCAGATGTTGCAGGAGGTCGCTGATACCGAGTCGGGCGCTATTTACGTCGACGCTGACGGCACTGTCATTTTCGATGATCGTGTCTCTATCGTCACTGAGTCTCGCACTATTACGTCGCAGGCGACGTTCGATACGACGACCGGTTCCGGTAAGGAATTCGCTGATGTTGAACTCACCTATGACGATGACCTGATTTACAACATCGTCAGAGTTAATCGTAAGCAGACGACTGCGGCGGGTGGTGATTCGTTCACTGGCACGACTGTGATTGTTAGCAATCCGGAGTCGATCAGTTTGTATGGTGCTCGCACGCTTGCTTTGGAGTTGCCGTTGCCGAGTTCGTATGGTGGCGATTCCACGTATGGTCAGGCGCGTGCTACAGATATTGCGACAGCGTTGACGGCACAGTATGCGAATCCGGAGTTGAGACCGACATCGTTGACGTTTAAGCCGTTAGGTAATCCATCTGTTTTGTGGCCGGACATGCTCGGTCGCAGATTGCGTGATCGTGTGACTGTGAAGTTCAACGTTCCAGGTGGCGGTGCGGCTTTACAAACTGACGCGTTTATCGGTTCTATTCGACATCAGGGTTCTCCTAATGATTGGACAACATCTTTCGGTTTGATTTCGGCGTCGTTCTTTTCGAACTTTTTGATTTTGGATAATTCGACGTTTGGAACTTTGAACAACAACTTGTTGTTCTACTAATTAGCAAAGGGGACCACAATGGGTTCAGGATTCAAAACATTCACGGCCGGTTCGGTGCTCACTGCAAGCGACGTGAACAACTATCTGATGGAGCAATCCGTGATGGTGTTCGCAAACGCCGCCGCGCGTGATGCCGCAATAACTGCGCCGGAACGTGGAATGATCGTGTTCCTTTCCGACAGCGGTTCGGTGTTGGTTTATTACGGCGCAACTACCGGTTGGCGACCGCCGTGGAATCAGGCTTGGGGAACAGTTTCGGCGCAAACATATTCAACACAACAAACCGGAAATTTTACGCAAACGTATTCGGTGGACATTGTGTTGAATCGCCGTTATATGCTCACAATGACATCACAATTCCGAAACAACACCGACGCGTGCGGCATTAACTTTAGTAGCGTTTTTGATGGCACAACGAGTGCGGCTCTTACTGCAACTGTTCCCGGTGCGAACCGTGAAATGGTCGCAAACATGATCCACTTTTACACGGCGGGATCAACCAAAACTGCAAACGTCGGATTCACCATCAGTCTCGCAAACGGTGGCGTTTTCACATTCAATCCGACCGGATTCGCACCCACCTATTTCACGGTTCAAGATATTGGACCAGCGACGACAACCGCACCGGCATCATAGGAATGACTCATGAACGATTTTGATTCCCCATATTTGGATCATGGTGTTGTTCCGTTGATCGCCAGCGATGAGGATTTGGAAAACATCCCCGATCCGAACACGTCCGGTCAAATGATTGGCGAACCATTGCCTGACGATTGGACACCGTGATGGCAACCGTTGATGAAACTTTGAATGTTGCGCGTTCGTTTTTGGGCGAAGGTCCGGACCGTTTTTGTCGCTGGTATCCCGCTCCGGTCTCAACACCGTGGTGCGCGATCTTTCAATCGTATGTTTTGACCGCCACCGGACAGCCATTGCGTTACGCATGGGTTTCCGGAATGTTCGACGCATACCGCGCGCAAGGTCGTTGCACAAAAGATGTGCGTTCAGCGCAGCCAGGCGACCTCGTCGCATTCGACTATGGCGAACCGAACGGCGGTTACGACCACATCGCAATGGTGGAGTCGAACACTGGCGACGGTTTGGTTTGCATCGATGGCAACTGGCAAAACCGTGTGCAACGTGTGTTCCGACGTTTCGACCGCTCTGGTTACGCCGGAGGCATCGCAGAAATTGCGAAACCGTTCTACACCCAACCATCCCCAACACCTACACCTGACGAGGACGACGACATGAAATCAATTCTTTTACTTGATCGAACGATCAATCCTGGACGTGTGTATCACGCGTGCGGAAACACAAAAGTTGCATTAACCGACTGGAAGCAAGTTCAAGCACTGCAATTTTTAGGTGTGCAACTTGTCGATCCGGCACCCGCCGACTGGCTGAACGCATTAGCGACACTGCCACGCAATGATGGTGTGGTGTGATTCATGTTCGCTCAAACAATCACAGACTCGCCAGGTTTCGGTGCGGCTGAGGTTGTTGCGATATTGACCGCAGTCGCGGTTGTTGTAGGTGCAGTGACGACACTGATCGTTCAAGTGTTGAAACTTCGACGCGAGAACACCGATCAACACGCCGAGTCTCGTCAGATCGTGACAGATGTCAGAGATCGTCTCCTCGATCTGCATTCGTCGGTGAACAGAGTTGATTCGAAAGTTGAAGATGTGGCCGATCGGTTAGATCGTCACGAACAGTTGCATCATCGATCTCGACGTCGCTGGTGAAAAGGCGGGATAATGACTGACAGTTGTGAAAGGCGCGGAGAGTCGCGCACGCATTTGGTGATTCCGGACACGCAAGCAAAACCGAACGTTCCGACGGTGCATTTGGAATGGGTTGGTGCGTACATCGTGGAACGCAAACCGTCAGTCATCATCCATTTAGGTGATCACGCCGACATGCCGTCGTTGTCATCGTATGACGTTGGCAAGAAGGTTTTCGAGGGTCGCCGGTACAGAGCAGATGTTGAAGCGGCGAACGAAGCGTTCGACATTCTTTGCAAGCCTTTAGCCGACCATAATCGTAAGCAGCGTGAGGCGAAGCATGCTCAGTATTTACCTGAGCGGCATTTGTTGCTCGGTAATCATGAGGAACGAATTCTTCGCGCTGTTAATGATGATGCGAAATTGGATGGGACTATCGGTCTCGATGATCTGAATTATGCCGAGCACGGTTGGATTGTTCATCCGTTTTTAGAACCTGTCGAGATTGACGGTGTCTGGTACGCGCATTATTGGGCGAACCCGATGTCGGGTCGACCGTTCGGCGGTAACGCGACGACTCGTCTTAAGACGATCGGTCATTCGTTCACGATGGGTCATCAGCAAACTTTGGATTATGCGCTGCGCTTCGTCGCCGGACGTTCCCAACATGGACTTGTTGCCGGTGCCTGCTATTTGCACGACGAGGACTACAAGGGTCCGCAAGGCAACGCTCATTGGCGCGGCATCATCGTCAAACATCAAGTCGAACATGGATCCTATGACCCGATGTTCGTTTCTCTTGAGTATCTGTGTCGTCGATATGAGGGCGTCACACTCGAAAAATTCACACAAAAGATCTTCTAAGCAGGGAGCAAAACAATGGGATCACGGGACAGCAATCCTGATCAACTCGACGACGGAGTTCCGAACATTCTTCTCGACGCGTTCGCGTTGACGCAGGGTGATCGAAACTCTGCATACGGACCATTTCATGAGGATTATGCGCGAGTCGCACGCACGTTCCGTGCGTTGACCGACAGTGACGGTGAGCCGATGCTGATGGATTCGGCTGCCGGATGTTTATGGATGGTGATCGTCAAACTTGGTCGCACTGTGTACAAGATGCAGACGGGTGTTGCGTATGAAAACCCTCAGACAGTCCAGGACGATTTGACTGACGCTGCCGGTTACCTGCGTGGCATCTTCGAATGTTTGCATCAGCCTGAAGATTTTTATGCGTTAGAGGACTATGACGACGACGCAGAAGAGGGCGACGAAGAGTACGAGGATGATGATGAGTGAGCAGTCATGGTCGCTCATCATTCTCGCCGCTGAGATCGTTGGTCTTGGTGCGATGCGGTTGCTGATCGGTGAACGCAAATTGTGGTGGGGGTGGCTTGTCGTGGTCGCTTCTGTTTCTTTGCCGTGGCTGATCTATTCGATCTCGACTTGGAAGGTCGGGTTTGTTGTTTTGTCGCTGTTGTGGTTGTCAGTGCATTTGTCGAATGCGGTGACGTGGAAAAAACGAGGCGATGTCGTATGACGATTGTTATTGAACCTGATGTGATCGAACGTCCTGATGTTGTTGAGGAAGAGATCGATCCTGACGATTTGGAATTTGAAGACCCTCCGGCTTTGCCGGACCGACCGAACTGGGATGTGTGATGACTGCATTGCCGATGGATGCAAAATTTTGGAAGGCTGCTTTTGAGCGTGCGGTGAAGACCGCTGTGCAGGCAGTTGTGTTAGCGATCGGCGCTGCGCAGGGTGCTGCGTTGTTCGCTCTTGATTGGAAGAATGTGGCTGGCGCTGCGTTGGGTGGAGCGGCGGTGTCGTTGTTGACGTCGCTGATTTCGTTACCGATTGGGCCTGCTGATTCGCCTTCGTTGATCTCCGAACCTGCAACAACGACGTCCCCTGCTGCGTCGTCGATTGGTAAAACCGTCGACTGAGTTCGACTGTGTAGTAATTAGGCCAGGTTCGGCTGCTAAGTCCCCCACCTGCTCGCGTTGATTCGTCGAGTCGAGGTGGGGGACTTTTCGCGTTTAGGTGCGCTTGTTGTGTCACGGCGGTCGGTACTGTCGGTGTCAGGTTCGGCTACTGCTGCCGCTGGTGTTTCCCTTCACTTTGCCGGACCTGTTGTCCCTCCACCGATTCCCTGCGTGGGCGAACTGCGGGTTGAGTCGGTGGAGGGACTTTTGCGGTGAGGAGGTTTGGTGTGAGTTGTGTTGATTGGTCTTCTGTGGAGGCTGGTGTGCCGGTGCGTGTGCGTGGTTTGCGCGGTCAGTTTGTGTTCCGTCGTGTTGATCGGAATGGGGACGTTGAGGTGTATGGCGGGTCGAATGGTCGGTTGATGGTGAGGACGTTTTCGGCGGGTCGTGTGCACACAAAACTTTTTCGAATGTGCACAAAATGTGCACAAAACGCCTCGTCGTAACGCTCTGACCTGCACTTTTGACGCCAACTTATAGAGGCCTGCAAAGCCTTGTACAGCGGTTCGATTCCGCTCGCCGCCTCAACGAGAAAACCCTGCAAAAATGCGGGGTTTTCTTGCTTTTTCGGCATGTTTCGCAAAATGCGTTTTGACCTCCATAGCCCCCGATTCACCGTTTTTTACCGTTAAGATGTGCACAAAATGTGCACAAAAAATGAGCGGCAGAAAATGGATGAGGTGCCCGAATGAGTGTCAAGAAACTCGCAGACGGCAAATGGCAGGTTCGGTGGAGAGAAAGTGACGGAAGTCAACGCGCCCGCCGCTTCCGCACCAAAGCCGAAGCGACAGCGTTCGAAGCCACCACGATGGCCTCGATACGGTCCGGAAAGTACGTCTCGACCGCCACTGAGACCGGCACCAGCGTTGCCGAACTGGCTGAGCAGTGGCTGGCAGCATCTATCCACCTCGCCGCTGGCACGTTGCACACCTATCGGCGCGACCTCGACCGATACATACTCCCCCAGTTCGCAACCTGGCGACTTCGCGATGTTAGCCCAGAGGCGGTGCAACAGTTTTTAGTGCGCGAATTGAAAACGTTGGCACCGTCGAGTGTGCATCGCCACTATCGAACATTGCGAACAATGTTTGAGTGGGCACGCGCGGCGAAGATGGTTGCATCGAATCCGTGTGACACGGTACGTCCACCGAAACTGACACGCGACGAACCAAACTTTTTAACTGTCGAACAGGTTGACGCGTTGGCTGATGCGATGCCTGAGCGATATCGCGCACTTGTGTATGTCGGTGCTTACGGTGGGCTTCGCTTCGGCGAGTTGTGTGGTTTACGTCGCAGCAATGTTGACGGTAACAAGGTGACAGTTGTTGAGCAGTTGTCGTGGCGTAACGGTGTGATGTTTCGTGAGCCGCCGAAAACGTCGTCGTCGCGTCGCACCGTTCCATTGCCGTCATCGATCGCCGACATGCTTGACGGACATCTCCGACAGTTTTCGCAGCCTGGACCGGATGGCATCGTGTTTACGAATAAAGCGAACAATCCGATATCGCCGAGTTTCCGCACGAACGTTTGGAGGCCTGCATGTTTTCGTGCTGGTCTTGCGTCTCGTGTGCGTGTCGGTTCGTCGTGGAAGTACGAAAACGCCCCAAAAATTCACGATTTGCGGCATACTGCGGTGGCGTTGGCGATCGCTGCTGGAGCGCATCCGAAACAAATTCAAGCGCGGTTAGGTCACTCGACTATCACGACGACGTTGAATACGTATGGTCATTTGTTTGCGACTCTTGACGACGATTTGACGGATCGTCTTGACGCCTTGAGAGAAAAATAACTTACGAAAAAAGTTTGATGTCAGTCCGACGATTGTCACACCGGTCTATTAGCGTGCCGCCATGCCCACTCCACATCACGCAATCGATATGGTGCGAGCACTTGGCGCGATGGCCGATCTCGCAGGAACTAACGAAACGCGACTTGTTCTGCTAGCGATTACCGCGCGGTCTTTTCGCGATTCCCTTAGCACCTTTGAACGTGCGGAAAACATTAAGCAGGGCATGCCGCTGTTCGACAGTGAGGTCGGGATCAGTAGTGATCGCCATCTCGATGCTTGCTGACCCCGACGTATTTACTGGCACATATCCGAGATATGCAGACAATGCGCCTGGTGCTACACCGAGCCGCTTTTCGATCTCACGCACCTGCGGACGCGACGGTTCACGCACCCCGTTGATCCAACGGTTGACAGTACGACGCGCCGATTCCGGTTTGTCAGCGCCGGTGAGGGCAAAAAGGACATCGATCTCGACATGCGCGTCGGCGATGGCGACGGCGAGTGCATTGCCGAACGCCTTTCGCTGCTGCGCTGACGAATTACGTTCACTCATTTCAAAGGCCAGTCTAGGCCGGTCCGGACCACTTTAGTCATTTTGGACCAAAAAAGGTTGCATTGGACCAAAACGGTCCACTAGTTTGACTGGCATGCAACAAACCTTTGCCAGCCAGCGTCTACTCACCGTCGAAGGACTATCGAATTACCTCGGTTTAACCGAGCGATACATACGCCGCCTCGTTGCTGAAGATCGCATACCGGTCACACGCATCGGACGCGGCAAATTGTTTTTCGATGTCGAAGCCATCGACCGGTGGGTGAGTCGCTCAACAACTCAACCGATGAAAGGCAGCATCAAATGAACCTCAGATGTGTACTTTGCCGCGCTCAATTTGCAGGCACACCCGAAGAACAGGTTGCGCTTTTCAACGCGCATCCGTGCAACAAAGTTGAGCAGTTACGACGCGCAGAAATTGCTGCCGCACGCAAACGACATCCGTCGGCGCGACAGCACACAATGAACGTTGCTTCGTCAACGATTTCAACAATCGTGTCGATCGCAGCATTGTTCGTTGCGCTCATCGCAGTGAACTGGCTGCTCGGTGAAGGTGCGCGACACATCAGTGTTGTCGCAGCGATCACGGTCGCTGTCGCCGCATCGTTCGTGTGGCTCGTAACACAGATGAGTGTCGAGTCGTGAGCCAGTACGACAACGACCTACCCGACTGGATGATTTATGCACTCGTCGCATTCATCGTCGGCACTTTCGCCGCCTGGGTTTTCTTTGTGAATGGAACTCTGTGATGACGAATCGACATAAACAAAAAGGTTCACGTGCTGAACGTGAAGTCGCCGACTATCTGCTCTCGCTCGGTATCCCTTGCGAAAGAATTCCGGCCGGAGCGTCAGCCGATCGCGGTGATCTGTGGGTGCCGATTATCGAATTTCCGACAATCGATGTCAAAAACCATGCGGCACTCGATCTTGCATCGTGGGTTGATCGTGCCGTTGAACAATCACAAAACGCTGGACGTGTCGCCGGAGTTGTCTGGCACAAACGGCGCGGCAAAACGTCACCAGCCGACTGGTACGTGACAACGACGGGACACAACTTTCTGAAACTTTTAGGAGTCAGATAATGAACGAACGACGTATCGAATCGTTAATCGAAACTTTGACCGCAGCGGCAGCGGAACTCGCTCATGAAGACGCGCGAGTTGAACCGGAACTTTTACTTGACGCAGTCGAGTTAGTGAACGGTTTGCAAATGGAAATCGTAAATTTGGAAGCGATTTGTTCCAATCAGCGTGCCGAACTGCAACGCCTACGCAGTTACGAGGGCACGTACTAATGGAACCTGATTTGTATCGCCCAGTCGGCGACTGGGCAGAACGTGCAGCTTGCAAAGGAATGACCGACGTGTTTTTCCCTGCACGCAAAGACCAGCACAAAGTGCGCATCGCTCAACAAGTGTGCGGATCATGCCAGGTGCATGCGGAATGTTTCGATCACGCATTGCATAACTGGGAACGGTACGGAATCCGTGCCGGTCTCGGACCAAAGAAACTGTCGAAAGAACGCATCAAACGAGGCATCGATGTGAGACAAACCGGCGAGTTAGCGCACGGCACACGATCCAAATATGTGCGCGGATGTCGATGCGAAGCATGTCGCGAAGCGCAGAAGACCTATCAAAAAAAGTGGAGGGAAACACGATGAACACAATCACTGATGACCTTTTAGTTGAAAAGGTGCGACGTGACCGGTGGGGACGATACGTCGTCGTTCCACCAGAAGGCACAAAACCTGTCGGGTACACACGCGCAACAACCGTCGCGAAAGTTTTAGATGACCAAGGCGGTTTGATGAACTGGCGGTCGCGGATGGTGCTGCTCGGTGTGACACAACGAGCCGATCTGCTCGCGCTCGCAGCGACATGCGACCCGACTGACAAACGCACACTCGACGACATTTGCGAACGTGCCGCCGAAGCGGGAGGTGCGACCGTGCGCCGCGACCTCGGCACCGCTTTGCACGCAATGTTGGAACGACGATGGCAAGACCCACAGTTCATCGCACCGCAACCGTACGACGCAGACATCGACGCTGTCATCACCGCACTACAAACAGCAGGACTGACCGTCGTCGACGGACTGTTTGAACGTATTGTCGTCAACGACCGCTATCAGATCGCAGGAACATTCGACCTGATAGTCGAGGACACAACAGGAGAGCGATACATCGCAGACATCAAAACGGGATCGTCGATCGAGTTCGGATCGTTAGCGTTCGCTATACAACTAGCGATCTACGCCAACGCTGACAACCTGTACACACAAGGGCAAGCGAACGACGGTTCTGAAGATGTGCGCGAACCGATGCCGCAACTGTCGAAACAGACAGGCATCATCATTCACGTTGAGCCTGGATCGGCGACGTGCACAATTCACAGTCTTGACTTGATCGCAGGCGCAGACGCACTCGATCTCGCCATGCGAGTACGTGAGATACGTAAAACAAAACCGATCACGAAATGGACACCGACCGTCACTCCAATATCGACCGAAGTTGCTGTCGAAATGGTCAAACGGCATTTTCCAGGCGCAGAAACTGTCGACGAAGAACCGGTAGTTGACGACGACTGGCGCGACTGGGCGCGTGTCTGCATCAAACAAATCATCGACGCAGGACTGAAAGAACAAATCAAACAGGCATGGCCGACAGGCGTCCCCACCCTCGCATCAGGTAAACCGATCACACTCACGCAAGGGAAACTGCTCGCCGACACCATCAGCGAAATCGGCAAAGAACAACAACTGCCGTTTTTCCCACCGGAACCTGGCAAACCAACATTTGAGGATCAGCCGCGACCCAAACCGAACGTCAAATCAAAATTTGACGACGACATCATGGTGACCGGCAGAACACTCACACAATTAGCGAAAACAGTTGAACAACTCGACTACAACGAAAAGAAATTTCTTGACCGATGGTCGACACAATGCGCGCAACGAGGAGTGTCAATAGCGATCAACGGTGTTAAAGGAATACCGTCGACGCGACGAGTCAAAATATGTTCACTGCTCGCATCGCTCGCAGTGCACGACGACGACAGCGTCCTCACCGCAGTCATTCATGAAACAACAGGCGACACGAAACGGTCGCTTGTTATGCAACTCGGATCGCTCACAGAGCAGCAAGCCGAGCATGCGTTACAGATCGCCAACGGGATCAACAACGGCAGCGTCGTTCTCACATGGGACGACGAAGGGTTGTGTGTCCTCACCGGTGAAATACCCGCCGCACCAGCGGCCTAACCAAAAAACAAAGAAGGAGAACACTCAAATGAGTATCGACATCACAAACGAACTACTCACCACCGGCACACCGGCAGTGAAATTCGAACAAGAAGGTGACGTGCGCAAAATCAAAATTGCAGACGTCACAAAACAACAAGAAACCGACTTTGACACCGGCGAACTGATCACATGGCCGAACGGACAACCGAAATATCAGTTCGTCATCACCGGCACCGTCAACGGTGAAGAGTCGCGACTGTTCGTCAAGGGATACATGGTCGACGCGTTACGCGACGCGCTACGCAAAGCGGACGTAAAACCTGGCGACTCGCTCGCCGGTGGAACTCTCACAATCAAATGGGACAGCACCGACGAACCGCGCCGCAAAGGCATGAACGGTGCACGCCGCTACGTCGCAAAATACGAACCGGCACCAGCCGGACTCGTCGACGACGACCTCATCTGACCACGCCCACACTCGGACCGGATCAGTCCGCACCCGACTGATCCGGTCCACAACAACAGAAAAAAGACCTATGGAAACACGCATCTACATCACGCGACGTCCACGCGAACACGGCTACTTCGTCGAACTCACGAAGGGTGCAGACCGAATGGACATCACCAAAACCGACACGCACTACGACGCACTCATGGCCGCTAACGGCATCGCCGCATGGTCAGGACTCCGAGTGTTCGACCTCACCAGCCAATGAAAAGGAAACACACATGAAACGAAAACGAACAGCCGCAGCAGTCGCGATCACGCTCGGAACGCTCACAACAACCGTCACCATCGCACTCGCACAACAACAACCAAAAACAGTCACAACATCAACAACAACGATTCAAAACCATTATGACCTGCACGTCGCACAACAAAACGCACAAAAAGAACTTGACACGTTCCTCACATCATTAACAACAACGACAACAACACTCAAAACACTGCCCGCACGCACCATCACAGAACCATCCGGTGACATATGGGACCAACTCGCCTACTGCGAATGCGGCGGCAACTGGGGATGCAACACAGGAAACGGCTACTTCGGCGGACTGCAATTCACCGCAACCGCATGGACCGGATTCGGCGGCGAAGAATTCGCAACACACGCACACCTCGCCACACGCGAACAACAAATCGTTATCGGCGAACGAATCCTCAACCGGATGGGATGGGGAGCATGGCCAGGATGCACTCGAAAGATGGGACTGCGATGACCAACACATCAACACTCATCGAACAACTACGCGGCGGCATCACCTGCGAACAATGCGGACACCAAAACGACGAACACGAAACATTGCACGAAGCCGCAAACATCATCGACGAACTATCAGAACGAGAAGACGCAAAAAATTACAAAACGTGGATGCATCTCGAAACCCACGCCATCCAACTATCCGGAAACGAAAACTTTTCGCAACTCATCGCTCTACTACAAAACAAAACACACAACGACAACGGCGACATCAACGCACTTCTGTTCCTACGAAACCTCATCGATCAACTGCACGACACAACAGAACAAAACAGGCAACTACAAAAACAAATTCGCGACATCAAAAACATTCCAACACCCACAGTGCCACTCGAAAGAATCCGCACAGCGTCAAAACAGCCGAACAGCGACGTCGTATGGCTACAAACCGCAATCGACTACATCGACGAACTACACAACCACATCAACGGAGCGAACCAATGAACACACAAACAATCGCAGAAACAATCGCCGCACTAAAAGCACAAATCGTGTTCCCATCCGAACACTCAATCGCAGACGACGCACGCAACGCACTCAACTACATCAAACAACTCGAAACACAAAACACAGTGCAACGAGAACTCATCGAACAACTCACCGACGAAACAGACACCGACGTCATGGTCAACCTCATCGGCGACGTCGAACGATGGCGCGACGCAATGGCAAAAGTTCTCTACCTGCTCGAACTACAACCAGAAATCGCACGCAACATCGTCACCGAAACAGTCAACGTCGACAAATACTGACCGCCAACATGACAAACACAAACGGGACACTCATGAACGAAACACTCGAACATGCACTCGGATACGCCGAACGAGGCTGGCGAGTCATACCCATCAAACCAGGCGAAAAACGGCCACCCATCACCGCCTGGCAAACCGCCGCAACCACCAACCCCGACACCATCACCGAATGGTGGACCGGCCCCTACCGCAACCACGGCGTCGGCATCGCCACCGGCGAAGAATCAGGCGTGTTCGTCATCGACATCGACCTCACCGACGAAAAAGACGGCTACATCACAATCGAACACCTCGAAAACAAACACGGACCACTACCAGCAGGACCACGCGCCCTCACCGGATCCGGCGGACTACACATCTTCCTCACCAACCCGCCAAACACCACCATACGCAACGACGCCGGAAAAAAACTAGGCACCGGCATCGACATACGAGGCGAAGGTGGACAAGTCGTCGCCGCACCAACAATCCACCCCAACGGCACCACCTACCAATGGCTCGACGGATCCGACGAAATGGCAGTACCCGACGCACCCCAATGGCTACTCGACCTACTCACCGAAACAACACCAGCCACCAGCAACAACAACAACAACGACAACGACAACATCGCCAACGACGACACCTACTCGGCAGCCGCCAACTACAACCGACGAACCAACTGGCACGACCTACTCACCGCCGACCAATGGACCTACACCGGCCAAGACACCAACGGCGAACACTACTGGGTGAGGCCAGGAAAAGACCCACGCGACGGCACCTCAGCAACCATCGGACACCAAGGCCGCGACGCACTCACCGTCTTCACCACATCAATCGACTGGCTCCCACCAGGCACCTACTCACGCTTCGGCTACTACGCCAACCGACACCACAACGGCGACCGATCAGCAGCAGCACGCCACCTACGCGACCTCGACTACCAACCCGTCGAAACATTCCTCGACCAACTCCCCACCATCACACCAACCGCACACACCACCGACAACCACGACACCAACCGAACCGAACTCGCCCACCTCATCAACTGGAACAACTTCTGGAACAACGACCACACCGACGAAAACTGGCTCGCGTACCCACTCATCCCACAAGGACGCGCCATCTCACTCTTCGCACCCGCCAAAGCAGGCAAATCCACCGTCGTCCTCGCAGTCGCAGCAGCAGTCGCCACCGGCAAACCCATCCTCGGACTCAAACCAGTCCAACCAGTCAACGTCCTCTACCTCGACTACGAAATGACACAAGCCGACCTGTACGAACGCCTCATCGAACTCGGATACGGACCCGACGACAACCTGCAACAACTCCACTACGCACTCCTCCCATCACTACCCCCACTCGACAGCATCGAAGGCGCACGCGCAGTACTCACCCTCGTCGACCAAACCAACGCCGAACTCGTCATCGTCGACACCTTCGGACGAGCAGTCCAAGGCGACGAAGACTCCGCCGACACCGTCCGAGCCTTCTACCGACACACCGGCCTCACACTCAAAGCACGCGGCGTCACCTACCTGCGCACCGACCACTCCGGCAAAGACGTCAACAAAGGCCAACGAGGCTCATCAGCCAAAAACGACGACGTCGACCTCGTCTGGAAACTACAACGCACCGACACCAACAGCGGACAAGGCATCACCCTCACACGCACACACTCACGCATCTCATGGGTACCCGAAACCGTCAAAATCGTCCGCCACGAAACCGACACCCACACCGACTACCGCATCGACAACAGCGAAACCCGCTACCCCGACGGAACCGCGTTCGACAAAGAAGCACTGCAAGCCATCGGCATCACCCACCACGACAGCCAACGCACCGCCGCCGAAAAAGCCAAAGCCGCAGGACTCGACATCACCGTCAAACGCATCCGCAACGCCATCAAAATGCTCAAAGAACAAGCACGCCAAATCGACCCACTCGAACAAATTCACAAACGCACAAGCGCGACGTCGCGGTCAAAACCCACCGCGACACACCACCGCGACGTCGCGGTCGACCAAAACGGCGTCGCGGACGTCGCGGCCAAGGGACACAAGGCGTCGCGCAGAAACGACGAAACGTCGCGGTACGAAGCGAGTGCCCGTCGCGGTGTGCGTCCTATTAAAAGGACGCACCCGTCGCACCAACAAAACAACAACCAAAACACACCACCAACAACCAACCCACTCGACATCTTCGGCACCTGAAAGGACCACCCATGACCACCACCCGACAACAACAACACCTCATCAACGACACCCTCCACCGAACACTCACCAACCACCGCCTCCTCCCCACCGCCAACACCAACCTCCGCCACGCACAACCTGGCTACCCCACCAGCGCAGGAAACGGCAACGGACCAAACCTCAACGACGACGGCACCCCACCAGGACTCGACCGACACCTCACCGACCCCGTCACCAAAGACCAACAAGAAATCAACAAACTCATCGAACGCATGCACACAGACAGCATTCGCCTCAACACCCTCCTCACCAACTGGACCACACACACCGACACAACCCACAACACCAACGGCAGCGACTGCGAAGCATGCGGAACACACATCACCAAACCCGAACGACTCCGAGCCGGACTCTGCAACGCCTGCCGCATGCACTACCGACGCTGGTGCGAAACCAACAGCGGAGACCGACACGAATGGATGTGGCAACGACGCGCAGCAACAGCACAAACAACCTGAACGAATGGCACAATGGGCACACAAAAAATGCAGAAAAAACACGGCAAGTGCGCTGCATTGTCACAAAACAATGAGACGATATGTGACACTCAGATTCGTGCGCACAAACGCACGAATCTTTCGTCTTTAAAACCAAAGCGCGACACGATGACCCACAGTGGAAACGGACGAACATCACGAACGTTCCGCCGACTGCGAGCACAGGTACTGAAAGAATCAGATATCTGCTGGCTTTGCGGACAGTCAGGGTCTGACACTGTCGACCATGTCATACCGTTGTCGGTCGCACCTGACTTAGGGGAGACCCTGGAGAACCTTCGTCCTGCTCACCTAAAGTGCAATTCGTCGCGTGGAAATCGGTTGCGTGATGGTGTGCGGCCGTTGCCGAGTTCGAGGGTGTGGTAGCCCGTACACCCCGTTTGTTTTTTTGAGGGGCGGAAAAGTTTAC